AAGGAAACTAAAGGTCCAACAACTGTGAATAATTCATTATTTGTAGGTTCCACTGCAGAATTGCAAAAGTTTCTGAAACAGAATGACGAAAAATAAATAAAGTATGGAGAAAAATAATCCTGATAATCTTAATAGTTTCTTCTCTTTGATAAAAGAAGAGAAGAAGAAAAAAGACGAGGAAAAAAAGGAATTAATAGGTGAAATATCTTTTGAGACTATGTTTCAGGATATGGCAGTAGAGACTGCTAGACTTAAAAAAGAAATTACTGAAAAAGAAAAGGAAAAAGAAGAAGAAAGAAAAAAATTAGTTGCTGATGCTAAGATCTTTGAAAACTTCTTATACTCAGAAACTAAATCAAAAAAGAAAAAGAAAGTAGTAAAAGAAATAGTAAAAGAAGAAGAACCAGTTGTTAAAAAAGTTGAAGAAGAAACTACTGCAGATCATGCAATTAAAATTTTAGATACCATTAATGAAAAGACTGGAAAAGAAATAATAAAAGAAAATACTACTGAATCTGAAATTTCTTTATTAAGAAAAGAACTAAATGTATTAAAGCAAATTGTTCATGAACAAGGTGGTGGGGGAGAAGTTCGTCTTGAATTCCTAGATGATGTAGATAGAGATACTGCATTAGTTAATGGTAAAGTTCTCCAATATGAAGCATCAACTAAGAAGTTTATAGGTGCAACTTCATCTGGAGTAGGAACAGAGGATAGTGTTAATACAACTGGTATTATAACTGCTGGTCAATTTGTAGGACCTTTAACTGGAAATGTTATTGGAAATATCACAGGTGATGTCACTGGAAATGCTGATACTGCAACCACATTAGAAAGTAATTCTTCTGTTAATACTAGTGGAATTATTACTGCTAGTAGTTTTGTTGGAGATGTAACTGGTGATATAACTGGCAATTTAACTGGAGAAGTTGATGCTGCTAAATTTGATACAAATAGTAGTGGTGTTTTGGTCACTGGTATTGCAACTGCTACTGCATTTGTAGGACCTTTGACTGGAAATGTGGATGGAACTACTGGTACATTTAGTGGAAATATAAGTGCTGCAAATGCTGCATTTACTGGTGATGTATCAATTGGAGGAACTCTAACTTATGAGGATGTAACTAATATAGACTCAGTTGGTATTGTAACTGCTAGAAGTGGATTAGATTTAGGAACTAGTAATATTGTTAGACTTGAGGGTGTTACTGCTACCAAGACCTCTACTGCATCAGCTATGGTAGATAGTTTTTCTTCTTCAACTTATCAATCAGCATCATATCAAGTTCAAGTTAGAAGAGGTAATGATTACCATACAACATCTATTAATTTAGTTCATTCTAATAGTTCTGTTTATCTTAGTGAGTATGGAACAGTTATAACAAATGAAAGTCTTGCTACTTTTGATGCAGATATAGATAGTGGTAATGTAAGATTAAAAGCAGCACCTACCTCAAGTGATTCTACAGTTTTTAAAATTTTTAGAACTGTAATTAATTCCTAAATAAGAACATGGATGCTAGTAACATTGTTGACGAATCTTTAAGAGATTGGTTTGGAAAATCTAAATCAAAAGGAGGTAAACCAGGTTGGGTTCAATCTGATGGATCTCCATGTGCTAATGAAAAAGGAGAAACTAAAACTCCTAAATGTTTTTCATCTTCAAGACTTGCTAGTTTAAAAAGACAAGGTAAAAAAGGTAAAGCAAAAATAGCATCAGCAGTACGAAGAAAGAGGGAGCAAGATCCAGGTCAACAATCTAAGTCAGGAGCATCAAAGCCTACCATGGTGAAAACATTTGCTAAAAAGAAAGATTATAAATCTCATCCTAGTGGAGATCAATCAGGAACTAAGTCTGAATCATATCAGAGTCCAATGGTTCAAAGAGTTATAGAAAGAGCAGAAGTAGAAAAAGAATTAAAAACTTTTGAGGAGAGTAATAGTTTTACTAATCCCAAATTATGGGATAGAGCAAAGAAATTATCTGAAAATAAATTTGATTTTTATTCACATGCAGCTCATGATTGGGCTTGTAAGTGGTACAAGAAAAAAGGTGGAGATTGGGACAATATAAGTGAAGCAGGTGTTATGATGTCTCCTCAAGAACTAGAAATATCTAAGAAGATGGCTAGATTGAATGTAAGACTAGCAAAGAAAAGAAAAGAAACTTTAAACAAGACAGATGCACAGGATACAGATACAACAAAAACTGATGCTAAAGAAAGTTTTGAAATAGATGAAGCAGCAAGAATACCAACCCAATATGGAAATGTATATGATCTAATCTTCAACTGGAGAGGAAAGATGTATGCTATAAAAATGTTCTTTCCTAAAGTATCTAAACCACAAAAAGCAGAAGTTCAAAATGCTTTGACTAAAATATATCCTGGTTCAGTTCTAAAAAGATTCCAAGTATCATCATTTGATTCAACTGATTCATATATCAATGTTGGAACAGATGATATGAAAGAAGATTGGCAATCTGTAAACAGAAAAGATAAAACAGATGGATTAAGTCAAAAGGCAGTTGATGCATATAAAAGAGAAAATCCTGGTTCTAAATTAAAGACTGCAGTAACAACCAAACCATCAAAATTAAAGGCTGGATCTAAATCTGCAAAAAGAAGAAAATCATTTTGTAGTAGAATGAAAGGAATGAAGAAGAGACTTACATCTGCTAAGACTGCAAGAGATCCAGATTCAAGAATAAATAAAGCACTTAGACGTTGGAATTGCTGATCTAAAAAATTATGAGTGAAATCTATCTTGGTAATCCTAATTTAAAAAAAGCAAATACCCCTATTGAGTTTACAAAAGAAAATGTAGCTGAGTATTTAAAATGTAAAGAAGATCCTGTTTACTTTGCTATGAACTATGTGAAGATTGTGACTCTTGATGAGGGTCTCAAATCTTTTCAACCATATGATTTTCAAGAAAAGTTAATTAATAATTTTCATGATAATAGATTTAACATTTGTAAGATGCCTAGACAAACAGGTAAATCTACAACTGTTATATCATATCTGTTGCATTATGTTGTCTTTAATGATAGTGTAAATGTAGGTATTCTTGCAAACAAAGCTGCAACTGCAAGAGAATTATTAGGTAGATTGCAAACAGCATATGAAAACTTACCTAAATGGATGCAGCAAGGTATATTATCTTGGAATAGAGGATCACTGGAGTTAGAAAATGGATCTAAAATACTGGCAGCATCTACCTCTGCAAGCGCAGTTAGAGGTATGTCTTTCAACATCCTTTTTCTGGATGAGTTTGCCTTTGTTCCTAATCATATTGCTGACTCGTTCTTTGCCTCTGTATATCCTACTATTACTTCTGGCCAAAACACCAAAGTCATCATAGTTTCTACTCCACATGGAATGAATCATTTCTATAGAATGTGGCATGACTCAGAGAAAGGAAAAAATGAATATGTTCCTACTGATGTTCATTGGTCTCAAGTTCCTGGTAGAGATGAAGTATGGAGAGAGCAAACTATTGCTAATACATCAGAACAACAGTTTAAGATTGAGTTTGAATGTGAATTCTTAGGATCAGTTGATACTTTAATTGCTCCTAGTAAATTAAAAACTTTAGTATATGAATCACCATTAACCACAAATGCAGGATTAGATATATTCCAACAAACAAAAGAAAACCATGATTATATAACTACAGTTGATGTGGCAAGAGGAGTAGGAGCAGATTATTCAGCATTTGTAGTAGTTGATATTACAGAGTTTCCTCATCAGATAGTTGCAAAATATAGAAACAATGAAATCAAACCAATGATGTTTCCAAATGTAATATGGGAAGTAGCAAAAAATTATAATAATTCATTTATATTATGTGAAGTAAATGATATAGGAGATCAGGTTGCAAGTATTTTGCATTATGATCTTGAATATGAGAATTTATTAATGGCATCTATGAGAGGGAGAGCTGGTCAAATAGTAGGACAAGGATTTTCAGGTAAGAAAACTCAACTTGGAGTTAAGATGTCTAAGACTGTTAAAAAGATTGGATCATTAAATTTAAAGACTATGATTGAGTCTGATAAATTATTATTCAAAGATTATGATATATTATCTGAACTGACTACATTTATATCAAAGAGTAATTCATTTGAAGCAGAAGATGGATGTAATGATGACTTAGCAATGTGTCTTGTAATATATGCTTGGTTAGTCAATCAAGATTACTTTAAAGAATTAACAGATCAAGATGTGAGAAAGAGGTTATATGAGGAACAAAAGAATCAAATAGAACAAGATATGTCTCCTTTTGGTTTCATTGAAGATGGATTAGATGAAACTAGTTTTGTTGACCAAGAAGGAGATAGATGGCATACTGATGAATATGGAGATAGATCTTATATGTGGGACTATAGATGATGACATACGTTCTTTACAATAAAGACATGGAAACTCAGGGTTCTTTTGAATCAATACAAGAATTAAGAAATTTTTTATGTGATAGAAAATATGAAATGAACTGTGATAAAGAGATAGGTTGTACATTTGATTATATTAAATCAATCAATTGGTATTTTGATATATTAGAATGATATGGATATAGATGAGCAAATAACTTATAATCATCTATTTCTTAATGACAGAGTTTGTAGAACTTGTGGTGAAACTAAGAATCTTATAGATGGATTTTACTTAACTAGAAAGGATAGAGGAACTTTACCATCAGCATATTCATATGAATGTAAAGTGTGTACTACAAGGAGAGTTATAAAAAATAGAAAGAAACAAAGAGTCTTTTCAGATTGGTTATATCCTGATTGGTAATTGTTCATGCATGGCTTCCCCTCTGAAAAAGTTAAAAACAATAAATATTTTCAGATAAACTGAGAAATTTTAAGGGGAAAAAAACATGGCTACTCCTCAATTGTCTCCTGGTGTATTAATCAGGGAAGTTGATCTTACAGTAGGAAGAGCTGAGAACGTATTAGACAACATTGGTGGAATTGCTGGACCTTTTGTAAAAGGACCTGTAGATGAAGTCACTCAAATCAATACCTCACAACAACTGATTGATTTTTTTGGAAAACCTCAATCTGCAAATGCGCAGTATGAGTATTGGATGACTGCTTCATCATTCCTTTCTTATGGAGGAGTTCTTAAGATAGTTAGAACAGATGATGATAATTTAAATAATGCTAATGCTGGTGTAGGTATAGCATCAACAACTTCAGCAAAGATTAAAAGCTTTGATGATTATGAAGCAAACTTCAAAACTGCAACTAACTTTACATATGCATCAAAGAATCCTGGTTCTTGGGCAAATAATTTAAAAGTATGTACCATTGATAATGCTGCTGATCAGACACTAGGAATCACAACTGACAGTCCAATCACTGCTGGTATGATAGTTGGATATGGTATAACATCTGCATTATCTGGTGTAACAATACCAGGAGATGGAACAACATCAACCTTTACTGGATATCTGAAAGGAATCATCACAGGTGTTTCTACAGATGCAACTGGTAAATCTTCAACAGTAGATGTTAAGATTCTATCAAGAGTATCATATGCTGGTACAGAAACTAAGATTGATTATGCTGAAGGTGATCCTAACAAATCATTTGAAGCAAGTGATACAGTGTTCTTTGTAAACAATAGTGGTATTAACACTGGTGGTGGCGGGGCATCAGGAAGATCAGAACCAGTTGCAACACAAACTGACTGGTATGATTCACAGACTCTTGGATTAACTAATGGTACAGTCTTCTGGAAATCTGTAGCACCTAAACCAGTAACTAGTAACTTTGTTGCTCAGAGACAAGGTAAGAATGATGCAATGCATGTTGTAGTCATAGATGATACAGGAAGCATAACAGGAATACAAGGTAATATTTTAGAGACACACTTAAATCTTTCTAAGGCAAAAGATGCCATAGCAGATGGTGAAACAGGTAAGAAAACTTATTATAAAGATTATCTTGCTTTAAATTCATCTCAAATCTATGCTGGATATAACCCATCCACAGCTCATGATGCTTTTCATAATACTACACCAATAGTAAATGGATTTACAGGAACATCTGCAAGTCCAAATTATACTTTGATTTCAGTTGGAGATGGTTTATGGGGACAAGATGCACAAGGTATAAACTACAGTAGTTTAGGAAATGTATCTTACACATTTACAGGTGGTAAAGATTATAGTTCTGGAACAGGTAACTATACAGCAGCACTTGG